AAATACCTCCTTATGAGCGTTTGCAACAAAGCATAACGCAGTTGCAAATTATTTTCACCGTAAGCAACCGTAAAGCAATCAAGCACAGGTTAGTTTAATGTTGCAAGTTATAACCGACCGATTACAAGTGTATAAGCCGATACAATACAATAAACATACACCACTCAATAACACCGCAGTTGCAAACAGAAAGGAGTGGGCTTACTTCCCACTCCTTACTTTACAATACTTATTGTATTTAATTATAACACCATTAATATGAGATTGCAAGGGATTTTTGAAAATTCTTTTAAATATAAAAAGTTTTAAAATAAGTGCGAAAGGTTTTTAAGACCTAACGCACTTATTTTTTATGGCTTTTGCTTATAGCGAGGATAGAGCAACGCAGAGGTGCGACTCGAGCGCGTTATAAGATTTTAGCATAAGGGAATAAGAAAGCGGAGGGCGAGCCCTCCGCTTTCTTGCTCTCACCTACAGAGAAAGAAAGGAGTATAGCGCGTATGACTTGCCGATACCTCACCTATGAGGACAGAAAGAGTATTGAGGCTCTTTATACAGCAGGCGTAAGCCTCGCAGACATTGCCTCCGAGCTCGGAGTACACCTTGCCACTATTTACAGAGAATTAACGCGAGGCGGGACGGGTGAGCTCGACGGTAACGGGCGCGGCGGCTATAGTGCCGAGCTTGCACAAAAGACCGTACAAGACAATATCAAACGCCGAGGGCACCGAAAGCCCGTAACGGCGCAGTAAAAAAGAAAAATAAAACGGAGTGATTTTATTATGTTTAGTATGGATAAAAGCGATTTTATCGAGTTTAGTTTACAGCCGTTTATACAACGGCTCGACGAGGGCGTGGAGTCCCTCTCTTACGAATACGACGACGGTATCGCCGAGGAGTATTGCAATATCAAATATAAGAACGGGTATAAGCACAGAGTTTGTATTACTGCCGACAGCGAGAAAGCTATTATAAATGATGTGCTCAAAGCACTATGAGCTCCGAAAGAAAGCTAAATATTATATGTTGGAGCGGTGGGAAAGACTCGACGGCAACTATAGTATTAGCTCACGAGCTCGGAATACCTATTGACCTTATCGTTATTTCGCTTTTATGGTTTGACAAAAAACGGCGGATATATGCCGAATATCCCGAGGTTATAGAGTGGATATTTAGCTATGCAATACCGCTCTTTGAGTCTTGGGGCTACAAAGTAAAGGTAATCGAGTCCGACAAAGATTATATGCATTGGTTTTACCACACTATCGAAAGAACAGAGCACGAGGACAGAAAAAGCAAGCTCTCGGGTTGGTTAATAGGCGGTATGTGCGCTATGAACAGAGAAAAAATTAACCCAATAAAGCGGTACCTAAAGTCCCTCGGCAGAAACTATCAAGAATATATAGGAATAGCCGCCGACGAGCCCAAGCGACTCGAAAGAGTACACCGCAAAGGGCAAATATCACTCCTCGAGCAAAAAGGAATTATCGAGGAGCAGACCTACGACATATTAAGGCCTTATAGCCTTATATCCCCTACATACAAATTTTCAAAGCGTGGCGGTTGTTGGTTTTGCCCTAATCAAAAAGTAAAAGAATTTGCATACTTAAAGACTAACCACCCCGAATTATGGGCGGAGCTCGTTACTTTTGATAGCGTACCTAACAAGGTATCGGAGGGCTTTAAGTACGGAAAAACATTTAAGGAAATATCCGACAAGGTAGACGCTTATATAGCTAACCCGCCACCCGTACAGTTATCTCTATTTGACTTTATATATGAGGAGATGTAGCAGATGTGCAAACCCGTAAAGTGCCCGCAATGCAGACACGAATTTACGCCCGAGCGCGAAACGGTTAAGACGGGAGCCTGGACTCCCGAGGAGGACGAGCTGTTATTGAGCGGGTACCAAAAGGAGCGTAAGACAATCGCACAGCTTGTGGAGGAGCTTAACCGCGCCGAGCTGCAAGAGCTTATAAACAATTACGAAAATTATTAAGGAGGCTGCATTATGAATAGCAGTATTTTAACGGCTATCGAGTCGCTTTGCGACGATATAGCTACCAACACCAACCCCGACGAAAACAAGAAAAGAGCCGAGGCGGTTGTGAGCCTCGCTTTTGCAGGCGTTTTTACTCCGTCCGAATATGAGGACGAATACGAGGACGACGAAAACGAGCAGGCTACCGCTCCCGCTATCAGCGGAAAGGTACCGCAGGCGGGTACCCGTTTTGGTTACAACGGTATCGAGTTTGTAGTGCTCGGAGAGGAGCAAGGCGGCGTACTCGCTGTCGTGGCGGAACGCCTTAAAAAGGAAATGCCTTTTGACGAGAATAATTGCAACGATTGGCGCGGCTCTACCCTGCGAGAGTACCTCAACGGCGAATACCTCAAGAAATTCAACAAAGGCGACCTCCTCCCGTTTGTTTCCGACCTCACAAGTGACAACGGTATGACCGATTACGGCACCTCCGAGGACTATATCGCTTTGCTTTCGGACAACCTCTACCGCAAGTACCATAAGTTTGTACCTAAATATGATACCAGGGTATGGACTATTACGCCTTGGAGCTGCGTCCCTGGGTACGCGTACACCGAGCGCTCTGTGACTACCTCGGGGGCGTTAATCAACAGCTGTGCGTACGCCGCTTACGGAGTCGCCCCCGCTTGTATTTTCAATCCTAAAATCTTTGAATAATCTGCGCTGTTAAGCGCGTGAGGAGGCGACTTTATGGAAAGTATCAAAATCGAAAAAGACTGCTCTATGACTATTCCTGCCCCTGGCAATATGAAAATAACGGTTGAAATGACCGAGGGACTCTTTGAGGAGTTTATGCAATTCCGAAAGAGTAAAGACGAATACGAAAACCGAGCCTCGAAAGAAATTGCTTGCCTGCGCGGGCGTATAACGCATTTAGCCCAGGCGGTAATTGAGTCAGTAGAGGGCAAAACACCTAAAGCAAAAAAAGAGGCTAAAGAGTACGCCCTCGAGCTTGCTAACGATTGGTTTTGTTAGGAGTTTGTTATGGGATATAGGAAAGTATCGGCGGCAGAACAGATTTATTACATTATTAAATATAAGGCAGCGGAGGCTACAGCGAGCCTCCGACTCCGCCTTAAACTTTGGCTCACAAAGAAAGCAGATTGTAAAAGTTGCTGCCTCCGCTGCGAATTTTACGAGGAGTGCGCTTGTGAGGACCTCTCTACCGAGGTTGAACACAGAGGTTACATAGTAGTACAAAGCGGGCTCAATAATCATATTAGCATATATGACGCAGAGGGACACGCCGTATATCACGTACAGCAATCAAAGAAAAAGACCGAGGAGCAGCTACGCGAAACGGTAGACTTTTACCTATATATAAGAGAGGAGGGCACGAAATGAAATTAAAACAAATTGAGGCGATATTAAAAGCCGAAAAAACTATTATTGTTTCCGAAACGCCCGCCTGCCAATGGCTCGGAAACGGAGCAGCTTTTTACCCCGTTTACAATTTACCGAAACTCACGCAAGACAACATATTTACTATGTTTGATATTGCAGAGGACAAGCGGGACAAATTCTATTTTAAGGAGCGGGAGTTACCGTCTTTTATAAATTTCGAGGACGGCGACGAGTCCGAGGAAATGCTCGACAGAGGAACTATTGCATTTTACGCACAAGGTAGAACGCTCGAGCCTCTTAAAACCTCGCAAGGCATAGCTTTTATAAATACAAGATACTTAAAACCGTTTGCAGACTCGCAAGCGGGTTACGAACTGTACGAGCGTACCGACAAACTCGGCAGACTGTATATTGTGGTTAAAAGCGGCTTTGTACTCCTCGGCGTTTTTTCTCCTTATGACCTGGTAAATGAGAACTTTATACAGACTCTTGAGGAAATATTAAACCTCTCAAAAGTAACGCTCTTTAATAAACAAGAAAAGAGCCGCTCTGCGGACGGTTACAAGCAAATTGAACTTGACGAGGAGGTGGACTAAATGAACGACAGCGTTATTATTACGGCTATTATTTGCTTAGCCCTGGCTATTATTAGCATTTTCGGCAGCAAAAAGAAATAAGGAGGCGGCCTTATGACAAACGAAGAGTTAAAAGCGGCTCTCTTTAGCCGTTGCCCCGTTGAGCATAACGGCATTGTATATAAATATGTGTCGGGCATTATCTACCGCAACAAAGGCGGCAAGCTCGATATTTCGGCAGAACTATTAGACAAGAATAACAACAGCGTTTCTATTGTCAACCCCGCGAAAGTAAAGGAGGTTACTTTATGACAGCCACCCAAAAGAAAAACGCCCGCAAAAAAGTGGAGCGTAACTTACTACTATTTATTATATGTATATTCCTTATCGGTGCAATTATCGGGAGCGGCGTTGTGGTAGTCGCTCACGCTTTCAGCAGAAAAGACACTGCAGCGGCAACAGGCAGCACCCAGGCGGCGGAGCTATACGGTACCAAGGACGGCAGATACATAACCGAAAACGGCGGCGTTACTTTTAATTATGAGCTCGGCGAGAGCTTTACCCCTATTGATTGCGATTTACCCGTAGAATTGCAGGAGTTTACATATTATCTCTGCGAGGCGTACTATATCGACTTTTATTTTGCTATGGGGCTTATGTATACAGAGTCCTCTTTTATAGCTGATGTAGTCAGCGGGACGAATGATTACGGCTTAATGCAGATAAACGAATGTAACCACGCGGAGCTCTCCTCCGCTCTCGGCATTACCGATTTTACGGAGCCGCACCAAAATATCCAAGCGGGGCTATATATCCTCCGCCGCCTTTTTGAAAAGTACGACGAGCCCGCCCTGGTTTATATGGGCGAGTATGGAGCCTCTACCCTATGGGAAAAAGGCGTATACGAAACGACCTACTCAAACAAGGTACTCGCTAAAGCAGACGAGTACGCAGCCCTTGCAGATGTAAACGAATAAGAAAAAGCGGCTACCACTCCGCCCGAGTGATAGCCGCCGTAGCCGCTCTTGTGCTACTCAATTACCTTTAATAATTGTAGCATAAGGGCAACGAAAAGTCAATAGAAACGGGAGCTATAGGCTCTATTTCGGGCTCGTAATGGATAATAACTTAATGACCAAATAGAGAATAAACCCGAGCGGGTTATATATACCCTCTCTTTGTTGGCTTTCGTAGACAACCCGAGTAAATAAGGCTTTTGCTTATAACGAGGATAGAGCAACACAGAGGTGCGACTCGAGCGCGTTATAAGATTTTAGCATAAGGGATAAAGGGCGGAGTGAGTGCGTGCTGCCCTCTCCGCTCTTTTCTCAATTCCCTTATGGAAAACAAAAGCGTTAAACCTCGGGGTTTGGGGCAGAGCCCCAAGAGTAAAACACGGAGGTTAAAACTATGCGTTGCCTATACAGAGAGAAAAAACACTATTGCGGTGAATATCTCGAGGTAGATATATTCCCCGTATTTGAGTATCAGCGAGGACGGAGCCGAAAGCGCAAGCCGACCACCGAAATGCAAAAGAAACTCAACCAAAGAAACGCCGAGCGTAAGTTAATACGCCTGCTTAATACGAACTTTACCAAACACGACATACGGTTTGATTTGACATACAGCCCCGAGAATGAGCCGCCGACACCCGAGGACGCACAAAGGCAGCTACAAAATTTCCTCCGCAGAGTCAAGCGGTACCGCAAAAAACACGAACTGCCCGACCTCAAGTATGTAGCGGTTACAGAGCAAGGCTCTAAGAGCGGGCGTTTACACCACCATATCGTTATGAGCGGCGGTATAGATATTAACACTCTTGCGGAAATATGGGGAAAAGGCTACACAACCGCAAAGCCGTTACAGTTTGACGAAAACGGTATAGCAGGTATTGCTGTTTATCTCGTTAAGGAGCCTATACTCGGTAAGCGTTGGTGCGCGAGCCGCAATTTAGAGCAGCCGAAAACCTCCGAGAGGGACGGCAGATTACCGCAATACAAGGTTAAGCAATTTCACGACAGCGGCTACGATAACCGCGAGGAATTAGAAAAGCTCTACGAGGGCTACGCTCTCTCGGATATAAGCCCATACTACAATGAGATTAACGGCGGCTATTATTTGACCGTCCGTATGTATAAAAAACCCGCTCCGAAACGGAGCCGAAAGCGAGGCAAATTATGAAACGGCTACAAATTCCCTTGTGGAAAACTAAAGCGTTAAACCTCGGGGGCTTGGGGGCAGAGCCCCCGAATACAAACGAAGGAAAACCTAAAACAACGGAAAAGGAGAAAAAGTCAATGTATATGCTTATTTTCCCATTTATCCTTATCGCGCTTGACGTAGGAGCGGCGGTTATGTGCCTTATCGGCAAAGATTATAAAAAATGCGTCTATTGGCTCGCCGCGGCGGTGCTCAATTTGTGCGTTACACTTTAGGAGGTTTTAAAAATGAAAATTGTACTTGATAACGGAGCAATTATGCCTACCAGGGCTCACTCCACCGACGCAGGCTATGACCTTTACGCCAGGGAGCGGCAAATAGTGCCAGCTCAAGAGTCCGCTCGCTTTGATATTGGCGTACATATCGAAATCCCCGCAGGCTATGTCGGATTTTTGAAAAGCAAAAGCGGGCTTAATGTCAAACACGGTATTACAAGCGAGGGCGTTATCGACGCGGGCTATACGGGCTCTATCGTCGTTAAGCTATATAACAACAGCGGGTTTGATTACACGGTAAACGCAGGCGACAAAATAAGCCAAATTGTGCTTTTACCGATTTTCACGCCCGAACTTGAGCAAGTAGACAAGCTCGAGGAAACCGAGCGCGGAGCGGGAGGCTTTGGCAGCTCGGGAAAATAACTAACTTTTCGGAGGTGATTTTATGAATTACTTTAAGGCGGCGGAGCAAGTGCTCGCCTCCGTACCTACACTCAAAAGGGCGTTAGAAAATTTGCAAAAAAGAGAGCAACGCCTAATTGAGCAGGGCAAGTCGCGAGAGCCTGGAGCTATCGACTATAGCAAGCCGTTTACGGACTCGCATTTTGTGAGCGATACTCTTAACGAACTTTTGGAACTTTCGGAGTGCTCCCGAAATATCAAAGAAACCGAGCGAACACTTGCGGAAATAGAGGGCGTATTAGAGCAGCTCTCCGACGAATACAAAAAATGCGTGATTTTGTGGTATGTCGAGAAACGCCCAAAAGAGGCTATAGCGGAGGCTCTATATATCGAGTCGCCGACGACAGTATATAACCTCCGAAATAAAGCCGTCGCAGAGTTTGCCTTACTCTACTACGGAGCGGCTGCTTTATCCTCAATTTAGAGCATTTGAAAAAACGCTGTATAGAAACTTGCTTTTTGCGGTGGTAAACTGATACCGTAGAAATTAACGGTTAAGCGGGCTGCTGCAAAGTGGCTCGCTTTGTCGTTGTATTGGGAGCAGATATAGCACTACAACGGCGGAGAGGGCGGGACGCTGCTATATGAAAGAATTTGCACGCAAATTTTATTTGAGCACAGCCTGGCGCGAAACCAGGGAATATATATACAAGCGAGATATGGGGCTATGTGTACGGTGTGGTAGACCTGGCGAAATAGTCCACCACAAAATACACCTCACGCCGCAGAACATAGACAACCCGAGTATTACGCTATCCGAGGACAACCTCGAGCTTGTGTGCCGTGAGTGCCACGCTGTAGAGCACGAGGGACAGCCTGCAACAGCAGCGGGGCTGATGTTCGACGACGAGGGAAACCTCGTAGAAAGAGAGAGCTACTTATGAGCAGAGTATGCGAGGTAATTATATACACGAGTAACGCGGCATTGTCTTTCAATGTCGAGGCAACTACTACAGACTTTCAAGAGCGGCTCGCGTCGGCTCTTGAGGAGGGCACAGTTATTCTCGACACTGTCGAGGGTACAAAGCTAATACTTAACGCTATCAATGTTGTAGCGATTGAGGTACACGCAGCGACCGACGCGACAGCCGAGAACACGCAAACACTCCCCCCCGTTAAAAAAGTTTGATGTTGTTTTCTATGAACCGAGGCTAAGCCCCTTTTATGACCGCCCCTTGCGTATATTACCCCCCTACCCTTAACGACCAAAGAAAGGAGTTTTAGCTTGGACGATACATTATATACGCGACAGAAAAAAGAGCAAAACAGAATTAAGAAAATTTACAAAAACCTACCCAAAGAACAGCTCGAAATCGCTAAAAAATTGATTGAAAGAGCGGCTTATATGCTCGTTTCTTTGGAGGATATGGAGGCAAAAATTAACGAGGACGGGCTCGTCGTTAAAATGCCGCAGGGTGCCTATACAATCGAGCGAGCGCACCCTCTTTTACAGCCTTATAACGTAATGGTAAAGAATTATAACGCCACCATTAAACAGCTTTCCGAGCTTTCGCCGACAACCGAGGCGGACAAAGCGGGGCAGGCTCTTATGATGTTTGCCACGAAACCCACAAAGGCAGCTAAAAAGGCTTGAATTGGGTTAAAGAATACTACCGCCGCATAGAGTGCGGCGACATTATCACGAGTAGGCGCGTTAAAGTTGTCTACTCTCGGCTTATTGCTGAAATGGAGGCACCGCCTGTCGGTTTTCCGTACTATTTCGACGAGGAAACGGGCGAGCGACCTATACTCTTTATCGAAACATTTTGCAAGCAATCGCAAGGGACTATCGGAGCTCCTCTCGAGCTCGAATTATTCCAAAAAGCATTTATACAACTGCTTTTCGGTTGGCTTGAAAAAGAAACAGGCTACCGCCGTTTCCGCGAAACAATGTTTTTATGCGGGCGAAAAAACGGCAAGTCTACTTTGCTTTCGGGCATTGCGTTATATATGCTGATTGCCGACTATGAGGGCGCAGCGGAGATATACTCCGTAGCGACTAAAAAAGACCAGGCAAAAAAGGTACTTACCGAGGCTGTCAATATGATTAAACAATCGCCCGAGCTGCGAGCGGTTGTTAAAAAGCGGCGAAATGATGTATATTTCCCTGCTACCTCCTCAATATTTGAGGCTCTCGCCTCGGACTCAAACACGCTCGACGGCTTGAACTCTCACGCCGTTATTATTGACGAGCTCCACGCTATCCGCGATAGAAACCTATACGAGGTTATGAAACAATCCACCTCGAGCCGCCGTCAACCTCTTGTCGTTATGATTACGACAGCAGGTACGGTACGCGAGTGCATTTTTGACAATATGTACGAGCTTGCCTGCGACCTCGCAGACGGAAAGAAAAAGGACGACACCTTTTTACCTATCCTCTACGAAATCGACAGCCGCGACGAGTGGACTAACCCGCAAATGTGGATTAAAGCTAACCCAGGGCTCGGAGCTATCAAGCAATATAAAACCCTTGCCGCCTTTGTCGAGAGGGCTAAAAACAACCCCGCCGACCTACCAGGCGTACTATGCAAGGACTTTAACTACCGCGAGAACGATAACAGCGTATGGCTCTCTTACGACCAAATTAAAAATGACGCTGTTTTCGATATGTCGGAGGTATACAACACCTACGCAATAGGCGGTTGCGACCTCTCGGCTACTACCGACTTAACGGCGGCAACGCTGCTTATACGCAAGCCTGCCGACGATACGGTATATGTTTTACAGCATTATTTCCTCCCGCAGGCGCGTATAGAACATCTCGAGGAAAAGAATACAAACGAGGCTCCCTACCGCCTATGGGCGGAGCGGGGCTTGCTCACTATATGCAGCGGCAACCGCGTAAACTTTTCCGAGGTTACGGGGTGGTTTTGCCAAATGCGGGACGAGCACAAAATAGACGCTTTCAAGGTAGGCTATGACCGAGCGTTAGCGGGCTATTGGGTGGAGGAAATGAAAAGCAACGGTTTTACTATGGAGCCCGTGGCGCAGGGTCCTTTTACCTGGAGCCAACCTATGCGAGAAATGGGAGCGGCTTTCGCGGACAAGATAGTAAACTACAACAAAAACCCCGTTTTAGTTTGGTGCCTATCCAATACGGCAGTAAAGAAAAGCGGAGTTAATAATATTCAACCCGTTAAGATAACCGACAAACGCCGCATTGACGGGGCGGTATCGCTATTAAATGCCTGGGTTATCTATGTAAAATATTACGACGACTTTATGTATAATGTGGGGTGAGAAAATGAAAGAAAGACGAGGACTATTTGAGGCTATCTTTGGCAGAAAGCCGCAGACTCTCGACGGCTATACCGAGTATAAGCTCCTCAATTCCTACCAATCGAATTTTGTACCGTTTTCGGGCAATGCCTGGGAGGTAAACACCGTCCGCGCTGCTATTCACTCTTTCGCCCGCAGAGCCGCACGAGTGCAGCCGCGACATATCCGAAAAGGCGACGGAAAATTGCTTGATGTTGAGAGCAGCTCGCTTAATTATATATTGCAGTATCAGCCTAACCCGCTGACTACGGCGTATAAATTCTATTACCGCGTGGCGGCTCAATACAAGCTCTATAATAACGCTTTTATTTTCCCCGTGTGGAACGAATATACGGGGAAACTCGAGGCTTTGTATAATATCAACGCCCAAGAAATAAAGCTGCTTGAGTACAAGGGCGAGCTGTTTTTGAAATTCCGTTTTTACAACGGGAAAACCTATACTTTCCCGTATGCGGATATTATACATATCGGCTCTATGTTTGCGGATAACGAGCTTTTCGGCAGCAATAACGAGGCGTTAATGCCCGTTTTGAAAACAGCAAACACCTTTAACCAATCTATGAGCAAGTTTGCCGAGCTTGTGGCTGTTGTGCGCGGCATTTTGAAAATAGCTGCCTCCACCAAAAACGAGGACTTAAACGCCCGCCGCGACGACTTTATACGGGATAACCTCAAAATGGAGAACAACGGCGCGGGCGTTATCGTTACGGACAACAAGTACGAGTATACCCCTATCCAGGACAAGCAAACTCCGCTACCGCAGGGGCAACTCTTGTATATAAAAGCCGAGATTTACGACTATATCGGCACTAACGAGGCTATCGTGCAGAACAAAGCGACACCCGAGCAAGAGGACGACTTTTACGAGGGCGAAATTAGACCGTTTTTTATGCAGCTTGAGCAGGCTTTTACAAATTGTTTCTTTACCCGCAAGGAGCGCGGCTATGGTAATTTGATTGTTGCAGAGGGTAACAAGCTCCAATATGCGAAACTCTCCGACAAATTAGCAGCAGTTAAATATCTATCCGAAATCGGCGGCTTAATGCTCGACCAGGCATTAGTAACGCTCGGCTTTCCGCCTATCGGCGGCGAGGAGGGCAAACGCCGCGTACAAACGCTCAATATGGTTAATGCCGACAAAGCAGACGAGTATCAATTAGGCGACAAGGGTAAAGAAAAAACACCACCCGAGGACGGTACCGAGGAGGACGACGAGGGCAACGACGGAAACGACGGCAACCCCGCACCCGTTGCGGCACCGAAAAAGGGTGAGAATGACGGAGAGGAGAAGTAATTATGCCATATAAGCCAAACGAAAGAGAGTACAGAGCGGCAACACCATTTACTACTCTTGACGAGAACGACAGCAAAGAACTTATTTTGCGCGGTACCCCTATTGTATTTGATACGCCTACCGTTATTTGCGAGATTGACGGCGTACAGTACAAAGAGGTTATCGCTCGCGGTGCTCTTGATAACTGCGATATGTCGGATTTTATCTTTAACCGCAACCACGGGCAGAACGACGCTACCGTATACGCCCGTACTCGTAACAAATCCCTCGATTATTCCATTACGGATAGAGGGCTCGATATTGCGGCACACCTCGACAGCGAGGACGAGCGGCACCGCAATTTACACCGTGATGTTATGAAACGCCGCGTTGATAAAATGAGTTTTTCGTTTATTGTGAGGGAGTGCTCTTACGACAGAGAAACACATACAAGGACGATAACTAAAATAAAAAAGCTGTTTGATGTTTCGGCGGTGGATTTTCCCGCATACAACGAAACAAGCATTACAGCGGCAAGAAGTTTTTTCTCGGAGGAGCACGAGAAAGAGTTTAGGGCATTGGAGGAACGCGCACGCCGTCGTAAACTAATAGCTTTGACCTACTGTTAAACCCTAAAAAACTATCAAAACAAAGGAGTTATCACTATGAATTTTATTAAGCGTATGAAAGAAATTAACGACCGCAAGGCAGAGCTCCGCGATATGCTCCAGGGCAGCGGCGAGGTAGACCTCGACGCAATCGAAAAGGAACTGCGCAACCTCGATACCGAGTATAAGAACTTGGAAAAGAGAGCCGCAACTATTGAGGGTATCAATATCGGCACTATTCCCGCCGTTGAAATTCCCAACCCCGTAACCGCCCGCGCTGCGGACACTTTCGACCAGGACAAGGAGTACCGCTCCGCTTGGCTCAAGACTTTGCAGGGCAAGGCTCTTACTGAAAACGAGCAGAGAGCCTACAGCACCGCCGCAGGCTCCGCACTGCCTGCTATTCCCGAGAGCACCGCTAACGAAATTATCAAGAAAATGTACGAGGTTGCGCCTATTTTGCAGCGTTGTAAGATTTTCCACGTACCTGGCAACTTTAAGTTTGCCGTAGAGGGTGCCAACAATGACGCAGCTATCCACCAGGAGAACAAAGCTATTACCGTTGCTGCCGACAGCCTCGGCTCCGTAAGCCTCACGGGTTACGAAATTGTCAAGCTCGTTAAGGCGAGCCGCGCTACTGTCAATATGACTATTGCAGCTTTCGAGTCCTATATCGTGGAAATTATCGCCGAGGCTATCGCCCGCAAGATTGAAAACTTTATTTTCGTCGGTACGGGCAGCAATCAGCCTGGCGGCGTAGCCCAGGGCGGCAAGGGCACCAACGGCGCATATACTGCGGGTACGGATATGGTGGAAACCTCCGCCGTTACCGAGGCAAACATTACCGCCGTTTACGGTATGTTGGCAAGTGGTTACGAGCGTAACGCTGTTTGGGCTATGAGCAAGGCTACTTTCTTTGCTGATTTTTACGCCCTTATGAACAAGAGCAAAAACAACCTCATTGAATTTGCCAACGGCAGATACTACATTATGGGTTGTGAGGTTTACTTTACGGGCTCTCTCGCCGCAGGCGTTTCCTACCTCGGCGACTTCTCGTATATCGTGGGTAACTATTCCCAGGATATTGCGGTAGTTAAGTCCGAGCACAGCGGACTCGCTACCAACAGCGTAGACTACCTCGGCTCTTGTGTCTTTGACAGTAAGGCTATTGCGGGCTTGGGTGCTTTCGTTAAGCTCGTTAAGAAAGCTGCCTAATTAACGGAGGGCTAACCTATGGCGAATATCTCAAAGCAATTTGTTTATGATGTTCGCCGATACCTACGCATAAGCCATACTCATTTTGACGCTGAAATTACCGACCTAATAGGGGCGGCGCAAGCTGACCTCTTGTTAGGCGGTATTAAAGCGGCAAAGGTTGAGGACGAGAGCGACGCACTTATAAAGCGGGCTATCGTCTGTTATGTAAAAGCCGAGTTTGGACTCGATAACGCAGACGCTGAAAAGTACCGCGATAGCTACGAAATGCTCAAGCGGCATTTACAGCTATCTAACGAATATATCGAGGAGGCGTAGTTATGTATTGGCGAGAAATCGGCTTTTTGTGCGTGGAAACAGAAAAACTCGACAAGCTCCGCAAGCCGTATAAGGACTACGAGAAACGCGAGGTTTTTTGTAATTCTAAAGGCGTAAAGAGAAACGAGTTTTACCAGGCACAAGCCCAGGGCTACCGCCCAGAGCTTTGCGTAGAGATTAAAGAGCTTGACTATAACGGAGAGGGACACTTTGAGTATAACGGCAAGATGTACCGCGTTATCCGTACATATCCCGTAAAAAATGAGTGCCTCGAGCTGATATGTCAAGCTCTCGTAGTCGAAACCACTTAAAGAGAGAGGAGGTAACGCCCGTATGAAAGTAAATACCGAGGCATTTATAACAGCTCTCACGGAGCGAGTTAATACTATTCTGCCGACAACCTACGAGGAGGCACCCATAAAAAACGCGCCTCCGCTTTTTGCGGTAGTCAGCGGCATTAACATTATTGACCTCGAGAGCGGCGACCTCGCCTCTTTTTATATTGATGTTTGGGCGGACGAAAAAGCCGCCGACGCAACAATAAAACTCGAGAGGGCGTGCGACAGCCTCCGCAATGGGCTTTATAACGCCATTATAGCCGCGCCTGGTTTGTACGGGCATATCGGCTTTGACAACCAAAACACCGTAGCCGACAGCGAGTTTGATATAGCGCACCGTCGTTTGGCTCTGTCGGCAAGACTATTCTACTATTAGGAGGTAACGCAATGGTTACTAATCTCACTAAAAAGCAAATCGAGAGTATCCAGATTGACGAGTCGGTAATTTTCCTCGACTATGGCGAAACTACCGAGCGTTTCCTGGCTCCTACTCGTGGCGGCGGCGAGTTTGCCGCTACCGTAACCGTACGCGACATTGAATTTGACGGCAGACACGGAAAGACGGCGGGTACCCAGGTTATCGAGGAGCAGGGAGCCTCTATTAAGGTTACTACTCTTTGTATGAGCCAGGAAAACCTCGCGCTCGCAATTCCTAACTGCACAATCTCGAGCAAGGACGACAAGGTAATTAAAAATCCGAAAACGGGCGTAATTCCGCTTGAGGCATACCTCAAGAATATTACTATGTTTGCAAAGCTTATCAGCGGCAAATATAAGAAAATTACCATTTATAACCCTATGCACGAAACGGGCTTTACCGCAAAGGCGGTACAGAAAGCCGAGGGCGAGCTCGCCTTTGAGTTTTTGGCTCATTACGCGCATACTAACCTCGACGGCGACTTGTGGAAAGTGGAGGAAATCGAGCAGCCGCCCGTTATGCCTACTGTCGACGCAGCAGCGGCAGCAGTAAACAAAACCGCAGAGGAATAATAACCGAATTTAAGGAGGAGCCACACAATGCTTACTATTAAGACTATTCCTACATTGCTTAAAATCGTAGGCAAACTCGATATTAAGCCCGCTGTAGAAATGCTCAAAGGGCTTGATATTTTCGAGGACGCAAAAGACGCAAAGGACGCTATGAAACAGTTTTCCCGCGAAAAGGTAGGTATTTTAGCCTGCGAAATCTTATGTGAACTCACACCGCAGCTCGGCAAGATTGCCGACGACCTACCGCCCCTCGTGGCGGCTTACTACGATATTTCCCTCGAGGAGGCGTACAAGAAAGACGCGGCCGAGGTAATTAACGACCTTATCAACGACGAGGGTATCGTAAGTTTTTTCAAGCGTGCTCTACGAAAGAAAGTAGAGCAAGGAGCTTAACGCTACTGCATAAATACTACGATTGGCAGCTTATCGAGAGTCTACCTTTACGGGCTCTCGGTGAGCTGCTTTCTTTCGCTCGCAAAGAGGAGGAACGCCTGCAAAAGGCAGAAATCGAAAAGCGGCTTTTCCCTTTGTGGCTCGTAAATTATGCGGTATCAAAAATAAAACCAGGGCTCGAGGTTATGGACTACGCCGAATTTGTAGCAAGCGTGCTTTCGGACGAGCCCGCCCCGCAGCCTAAAGCAGAACAGAAAAGAACACCCGAGGACATTATGGCGGAATTTATGCCAATGGTTGAAACTGATAAAAGAAATATGAGAGGAGGCTAACCTATGGCAAATATCTTTACGCTTTTCGGCGAGGTGCTTATAGACAACAAAAAAGCGGACGAAAGTATCGACAAAACAACCGAAAAGGCGGAAAAGAGCGGCTCAAAGGTAGGCTCCACTTTCGCTGCTATCGGTAAGGGAGCGGCTGCAATGGGTACTGCTGTTGTAGCGGGTGCTACCGCTGTTGGTACTGCCGCCTACGGTATGGCAATGAAAACCGCCGAGCAAGCCGATTATATCGACAAGCTATCCGAAAGAACGGGAATTAACCGCGAGGAGCTCCAACGGTGGAAACACGCCGCCGACCAAAGCGGCGTAAGCGTTGACTCATTCAAAAACGGTATTAAAAAAATGTCTGATGTTGTGGACGACGCAAACAACGGCTCAAAGACAGCAGCGACAGCTATAGAGCGTTTAGGGCTATCCCTGGACGACCTTAACGCAATGTCAACCGAGGAGAAATTTAACACCATTACCGCAGCTCTTGCGGATATGGAGGACGGCGCAGAGCGTAACGCCCTGGGTAATGACCTTCTCGGAAAGAGCTATACCGAAATGCTGCCGCTACTGAACGCAGGCTCCGAGGGTATGGCGGCACTAAAGCAAGAGGCGGACGACCTCGGTATAGTTATGTCGGAGGACATAGTAAAAGCGGGCGTGGTCCTCGGAGATACGATAGCGAATATTAAGGACGCTTTCGGCGGGCTTATGAACAGAATAGGCGCGTCAGCTATTCCGCTTATACAGCAAGTCGCCGATATGATTATAGAGAGTTTACCGAAAATTCAAGCCTTATTTGATAGGCTGATACCCGTTATTACAAGTATTTTCGAGCAGCTTTTACCGCCTTTGTTTACGCTGATTGAAACGCTATTTCCCGTCCTTATGGATTTAGTAACGGCTTTACTGCCTCCTATTGAGTCGATTATTACGGCAATTCTGCCCGTTATAATTAGCCTATTTCAGCAGCTCCTACCGTTCCTTATCCAAATTATAGAGCAAGTGCTCCCTATTGTGGTTGACCTTATCAACGGGCTTATGCCGCTTGTAATGCAGATTATAGAAACGGTACTGCCTGTCACCATTCAGCTTTTGCAAGCGTTGCTACCTCCGATAATTCAAATTATCGAGGCTATACTCCCCGTGATAATTCAGCTATTACAGATGTTGCTACCGCCTATTTTGCAGATAGTAAATACCATTTTGCCCGTAATTATAAACCTCATAAATTTAATTATGCCGCTTGTGGTACAGATTATCGAGGCTATACTCCCCGTGATTATTCAGTTAATCGAAATGCTGTTGCCTCCGATACTGCAAATCATAGACCAGGTATTACCGATACTCTTAACTTTAATCGAAACTCTCGTACCTATAGCGGTACAGATTATCGAGGCTATTTTGCCCGTAGTTATCTCGCTGCTTGACGCGCTCTTGCCCGTTATTCAGCCGATACTCGATATTTTAATGATACTGTTAGAGCCTCTCCTGGACTTGCTCAACCTCATTTTACCGCCGTTGTGCGACTTTATTAAAATGCTGTTTGACAAGCTCTTACCGCCCTTACAAAAGGCTTTCTCGGGCGTGGCGGAAATTGTCGGCGGCGTATTCAAAAACGCCTTTGACGGTATTAAAAAGGTTTTCGAGAATGTCAAGGGAATTTTTAACGGTATTATCGACTTTGTTAAAAATGTCTTTACGGGTAATTGGCGCGGAGCCTGGGACGCGGTAGTAAAGATATTCTCGAATATTTTTGAGGGTATCAAAAACGCCTTTAAGGTACCTATAAATTGGATAATCGACGGTATCAATGTATTTATCCGAGGGCTTAACAAGCTAAAAATACCCGATTGGGTGCCAGGTGTCGGCGGTAAAGGGCTGAATATAAAAGAGCTTTCCCGCCTACGTATCGGTATGGAATATGTACCGTATGACGAGTACCCCGCATTGCTCCATAAGGGCGAGCGCGTCTTGACCGCAAGCGAGAACAAGGAATACTCTACCGCTGTTTCGGCAACGGCAGCAGGCGACGACAAAGAAGGACGGCTCGTTATTAAAATCGAGCTCGGCGAAAAGGCTATTTACATTGAAAACCTCAAAGGTGACAGCGAGCAAGATGTAGAGAGCTTTGTTGACCTCTTGTTAGAACTTATCGCCGAGAAAATCCAAAGAAAGGGAGCTGTATTTGCATAATGGAAAAACTACCTTTTTTGATGTTCAAAGACCACAGCTCCCTCGAGTTTGGGTTGCTCATTAACTCGAAAGGCTCCTACAAGGGAGCCTCTCGAGATGTAACCTATACGAGTGTACCAGGGCGCAGCGGCGACCTTATTACCGACAATGGACGGTATAAGAATATCGACATAAAATACAAGCTCACACTGCTAAACACTACGCAGCGGGCATTTACAGAGCTTACGCACCAAATTAAAGGTTGGCTCCTATCGGAGCAAGGTTATTTTCGCTTGTGGGACTCCTACGACGACAAATACTACCGCCTGGGCTCCTACTCCGACGAGGTAGACATAGAGCAAGAGCTCCGCGACCTCGGAGAGGTAGACCTCGCCTTTAACTGCAAGCCCTTTAAGTATTCTTTCGAGGGACAAAAACCCGTTGTATTTACAGCGGCGGGCTCTCTGTATAATGCAGAGTTTTACCCGTCCTCTCCGTATATCAAAATCACGGGGAGCGGTACGGTTACTTTAACCGTAAATAACGACTCCTTTACCTTTACGGATATTGACGGCTATATCGAGGTTGACTCCGATATTATGAACGCCTACAAGGGCACCGAGCCGCAAAACAACAAAATGACGGGCAGCGGCTTTCCTACGCTGCTACCTGGCAACAATGCTATATCCTGGGTGGGTGATGTTGAAAAGCTCGAAATAGTCCCGAGGTGGTGCTGCTTATGATACCTATTTTGTACGCAAAAAGCGAAAGCGACTTTTCGCATAACGGTATCGGCTTTTTAAGAGATACCACCAAAGCAACCGTAACCGAGGAGCGCAACGGCGGCTATGAGCTTTCGCTGCAATATCCTATTACGGGACAATGGTACGACCAAATTACGGAGGGCTGCATAATCAAGGCAAAGGCTAACGAGATAAACGAGCCGCAGCTATTCCGTGTATATAAGTCGAGTAAACCCCTTAAAGGCGTTGTAACCTATTCGGCGGAGCATATCAGCTACGACCTTAACGGCATACCGACGCTTGGTTTTTCCGTTAAGAACACAACGCCGCAGGCGGCTATTACCCGCGCTATCCAGGACGCAGGCTTGCCTTGCTCCTTTACGGCGTTAAGCGACATATCCACACTTAACAGCACGACCATATTAACTCCTTGCTCTGTCCGTGCTCTCCTCGCAGGGCAGACGGGTTCTGTACTTGATGTTTGGGGCGGAGAGTATGAGTTTGATAATTTTGTTATTAAGCTACATAAGCACCGAGGAGTCGACAACGGCGTAACTATCGAATATGGTAAAAACCTAAAAGACCTAAAGCAAGAGGCAAATATAGCCGATTGCTATACGCACCTTATGCCCTATGCGGTTTATACCGAGCAGGGAGAGGGCGAGAACGCCGAGAGTACCGAGGTATATGTATATCTCTCCGAAAAGGTAATAGCTCTAAATAACGCCGAAAATATAGGACACAGCAAAGCCTATATTATGAATTTTACAGACCGTTTCGAGGACGGCGAGGAAATTACCGAGGACGCTTTACGGGCAAAGGCTACCGCATACGCTGCGGCGGTAGACCTCGGCGTACCAAAGGTAAATATAACCGTTTCTTTTATTCAGCTTTGGCAGACGGAGGAATATAAAAACATTGCTCCGCTTGAGCGGGTAAAGATGTGCGACACGGTAACAGTTAAGTTTTCACTCCTCGGTGTTACTGCCACGGCAAAGGTTATAAAGACCACCTACGACGCACTCGAGGAAAAGTACGAAAGTATCGAGCTTGGGGACGCTAAAAGCTCTTTTGCCGATACCGTGAACAAGCAGCAGGCGGCTATAGAGGAAATTAAAACCTCTGTAAAGAAAGGACAAGCCCAGGCAACGCAGCAGCTCAAAAAGGCTATAGCAAACGCTACGAGCCTTATTACGGGACACTCGGGCGGCTATGTAGTCCTTAACCCCGCCGAAAAGCCGCAAGAGATACTCATACTTGACGCGCCTACTATCGAGGAGGCGTTGCGAGTGTGGAGGTGGAATAGCGGCGGCTTGGGCTATTCCTCGACGGGATATAACGGCACCTACTCTCTCGCTATGACTATGAATGGGGCTATCGTGGCGGACTTTATAAGCGCAGGCGTGTTAAATGGTGCCTTATTAAAAGCAGACTCGGTACAAGCCTCGGCAATTTCGGTAGAGTATAGAAACTCCGTAGACACCGCAATAGAGAACGAGTCTAAAAGCATACGCCAGGCTTTCAAAGTTGCCGACGAGGAGGTAATAAGCTCTATAGAGAAAACTTTAGAGAGCTACTCAACCACAACCGAAACAAAAAGCCTTATAAGTCAATCGGCAAGCGAGATTAAACACAGTGTAAGCACAACGCTAAAGAGTTATGCAACCATTACGCAATTAAACACGCAAATTACGCAGACCTCCGACGAAATAATGACGGAGGTAAACAAAAAGGTTAATAACTCTGAAACCAAAACAAAAAGCCTTATAAGTCAATCGGCAAGCGAGATTAAAAGCAGCGTAAACACAACGCTAAAAAGTTATGCAACCACTACGCAATTGAACACGCAAATTACGCAGACCTCCTACGAAATAATGACGGAGGTAAATAAAAAGGTTAATAACTCTGATTTTGGTACAAAAATCACACAAAATTACTC